ACTAATATTACTGATAAAATTAATTCATTACAATCTACATTTAGAATTGCTGCAACGTCATCTATAACTGATTTAGCAGTAACAGCTAGTGTATATGAAAATGAATCATTAGGAAATTCATTTAGAATATTGTCATCAAGTATTACTAACAACTTTGCTGGTGGTTTAACAGGAACCCAATGTTTTGAAGTTGAAACATTAGCTTGGGGTGCTCAAATGAACAACTCAGGTTCAATATTATCTTCAGGAGCTTTAGTAAGCGGTAGCGCTACTAATGTTCGTTGGCAGGTTCAAAACGTAAATACTACACAAGGTACATTTACCTTAGTTGTAAGAAGCGGTAACGATAACGATGCTCAACCAAACGTTCTTGAAACATGGACTAACTTATCATTAGATGTTGACCAACCAAATTACATAGCTAGAGTAATAGGTAATACAAAACCAGTTTATACTTATTCTGTAACAGACGGTCAAGGATACATTGATTATAGTGGAGATTTTCCAAATGCATCAAGATACATCAGAATTGCAACAGTAACACAAGCTCAATTTGGTACATTCGATAATAACGGATTATACCAATCAGCACTATTTAGTGGAAGTCTACCAGCAAATGGAGATGGAGGCTTAGCAGGTGCATTTAATGGTGGATTAATAGATACTACATTACCAAGATTCATGTATGAAAATATTATTTCAGGTGTAACAAATGCTCAAGGATTTACAACAGAAGATTACTTCCCAGCAATTAATTTACTAAATAACTCAGACGAATATATATTTAACATATTAATGACTCCTGGTTTATTCTTAGCCGGTGGAAATTCAAATATTAATATTGGTGCTAACGGCGCTGATCCAATAGCTTTATGTGAAGGAAGAGCAGATGCTTTAGCAGTAATTGACCCTGTTCCTTATGGTGGTACAGTTACAAGTGCTAAAACAGCAGCAAATGCTTCAAATTCTAGCTATGGTGCTACATACTGGCCATGGTGCCAAATATTCAGCTCCGCAATGGGTAGATTAGTATGGGTTCCAGCTTCAGTATTAATGGGTGGTGTATTTGCCTTTACAGATCAAGTAGCAGCTCCATGGTTTGCTCCAGCAGGTATTACTAGAGGTGGTATTCCAAATGTAGTAAAAGTTGAAAGAAAATTATCATTAAGCGATAGAAACAATTTATATTTAGATAATGTAAACCCATTAGCTACATTCCCTGGAAATGGTGTTGTAGTATTTGGACAGAAAACATTACAACAAAAAGCAACTGCTTTAGATAGAGTAAATGTTAGAAGATTATTAATTGCCTTAAAAGGATATATTAGTGGTGTATCTCGTTCATTAGTATTTGAACAAAATACAGCGGTTACAAGAAACAAATTCTTAAACCAAGTAAACCCATACTTAGACTCAGTAGTACAAAGACAAGGTTTATACGCGTTTAAAGTAATTATGGATGAATCAAATAACACACCAAGTGTTGTAGATAGAAACCAATTAGTAGGTCAAATTTACATCCAACCAACTAAAACTGCTGAATTCGTAATATTAGATTTCACAATTTTACCAACTGGTGTATCATTCCCATAAGAAGTAATATTTATAATAAACAATTAATAAATACAACATAACATGCCTATATTAAACGCAAACGAAATTATGTTTACTCAATATGAACCTAAAGTACCAAATAGGTTTATAATGTATGTAAATGGTATTCCATCATATATCATTAAAGGTGTTAGTGCCGTAAATTTCGATGATGGAGAAATTATACTAGATCACATCAACACCTATAGAAAAATCCGTAGTGGAAAAAGACTATGGGGTGATATGACATTCACATTATTTGATCCAATTGCTCCATCAGGTGCTCAAGTAGTAATGGAATGGGCTCGTTTAGCATATGAATCAATCACTGGTAGAGCTGGTTACTCAGATTTCTATAAAAAAGACATTACATTTAATGTTTTAGGTCCAGTTGGTGATGTAGTATCAGAATGGGTTGTTAAAGGTGCTTTTATCAAAACAGCAAACTTTGACGATTACGATTGGTCGACATATACAGAAGCAGTTAATCTTACTATGACAATTGGTATGGATTATTGCATCTTAAATTACTAACATGAATCAAATTCTTAAACAACTAATTCAAGAATGTATTTCTGAAGCACTTGACGGAAACGTAGGTTCTGACGGAAATGTAGATCAACATAGAAATAGTGTTGATAACATGCAACGTGGTTTTGCCTATATGCTTGGTGAATTAGATGTATTAAAAGATTATAGTAAATTAACAGATAGAGAGAAATCTGAGTTTGTCTCAGGAATAAAAGGGTATATAGATCGCTATTTCTCAGATAGAACAGATGCTCCTAGAAATTAAATAAAAAACCCGATAGAAATATCGGGTTTCTTTTACAAAAAACATAGTTTCATTATATTTATATATATAAAATTAAAATAAGTTTATGACAGATTTAAAAATTCCAACGGAAACGGTTACATTACCATCAAAAGGTCTTGTTTACCCTGAAACATCGTTGTTAGCTAAGGGAGAAATCGAAATGCGCTACATGAGTGCACGAGATGAAGATATCTTAACTAACATTAACTTCATTAAGCAGGGAACTGCTATTGATAAATTACTAAAATCACTTATAGTAACACCAATTGATATTGATGAGTTGGTTACAGGTGATAAAAACGCAGTTTTATTTGCTGCTCGTATCTTGGGATATGGTAAAGAATATTCATTCAAATTTAGAAACGAATCAACAGGTAACGATGATGAATATTCCTTAGATTTAACTACATTAGATGAAAAACCTTTAGACGAAAATATATTCGAAAAAGGTAAAAACGAATTTGAATTTCAATTACCTAAATCAAATAATACCGTAACATTTAAGTTACTAACAGGCAAAGACGATAAAGCAATTGACGCAGAACTTAAAGGACTTCAAAAAATTGACCCAAATGGCTCATTCGAGAATACTACGCGTTTAAAGCGCATGATAATCGCAGTTAACGGCAAGACTGACCTAGTATCGATTGTAGATTTCGTAGATAATTACTTACTAGCACCAGATTCACGAGCATTAAAAAAATATTATAACGAGATATCCCCAGATATTGAAACTACAATAACTTTAAACAAAGATGGCTACGTTCAGGAGGGCGTAACTATCCCTATTGGGATTAGCTTTTTTTGGCCTGACGCCTAAATATCGAGAATATCTATTTTCTAGAATACATGAAATTGTATTTTACGGAAATGGAGGATACGATTGGAATACAGTTTACAATTTGCCTATTTCGCATCGTGATTTTATATATCATAAAATTAGAGAACATTTTGAAAAACAAAATGCTGATGCTGAAAAACAACAAAAATCTATGAAATCAGCTTCATCAACAACTGTCAAACCTCCAATGAACCCAACCTACACAGCAAAAGCCCCACGAAAGTAGGGCTTTTCATATTTATCTATATAATACACTACTATGGCTAACAATCCTAACGATCCAGATTTTCAAAAAAATAATGAAGAACTAAATAGATTTAATGATTCCTTAAAAGAATCTATAGATTTATCGAGATCTTTGTCTAGAAATATTAAATCTGTTACGGATGAGCTTAAACTTTCTAAAGGAGCTAATAGTGAACTTTATAATGATTTAGGTAGATATAATGATGCTTTATCTAAAACCATTGGTTTATCTAAAAAATTAACTGATGGACGATTAAAAGTAAAAGATGTAGAAAAATCTATTGCTAATATTGGGCAGACTTATGCCGATTATATGGCTCGAAACAATAAGTCATTTGAAGCAAGAGGTAGATTTACTTTAAGACAAAAAGACCTTCAAGAAGAACTTCTTAAATTAGAAGATAAAGAAATTAATAGAAGACTTAGAATTGGAGAAGCTGATGCTAAAATTGATGATTTACGACAACAACTAGCTGCTACTGAAGTCGCCCGCAGAAACACTAGAGAAACTGCTGATAGAGCCCTACAAACTCAAGCGATTCGAGATATTAAAGCAAAAATTAAATATCAAGAAGATAATATAAAGATTTTAGAAAAAGATCAAAATCAAGAAGCAAAAATTACTGCTCAAAAACAACAAACTTTAGATAAAGTTGAAGATATAATAAAATCTCATAAAGGACTCCAAAAACAATATGAAGATGAAATAAAAAAACATGAAATTCTTCTTAAACTAGCAAAAGAACAAGATACAGTAACTAATAGAATAAGTAACACATATAAAGACATATCAAAATTACTTAGCCCATTTACTGCAATATTTGCGTTTATTAAACAAATGGCGTTTGCCATATCTGATCAAACAGTAAAAATACAAAGAGGTTTAGTTAAAACTTATGATGAAGCACTTGTTATAAGACAAGAATTTAATGCTATTGCTGTTGCTTCTGGAGATATAGCAGTTACTACTGGAAGAATGGTTGCTGCTAATGCTGAGTTAGGAAAGCAATTAGGATACAACACCCAGTTTAGTGAAGACATGAACACTGAGTTCATTAAGTTAACTAAAACACTTGGAATTAGTAATGAATCTGCTGGAGGATTAGCAAAACTTACTAAGATATCTGGACAAGAATTTAAAGATGTTAAAAACATCATTTATCAAACTACCCAACAACTCTCAGTTCAAAATGGACTTCAACAAGATCAAGTAGAAGTTATGGATGAAGTTGGTAAAATATCTGGTCAAACATTAGCAATGTTTAAAGGTAATGTACCTGCCCTAACAGAAGCTGTTGTTCAAGCTAGATTATTAGGTACTACTTTAGAAAGCGCTAAAAAATCCGCATCTGCTTTACTTGATTTTGAATCATCTATTGAAAATGAATTACAAGCCGAATTAATTACAGGAAGACAATTTAATTTAGAACGTGCTCGTGCTGCTGCTTTAACTGGAGATTTAACAACAGAAATGAAAGAGTTAGCAAATCAAGGAATTGATTTTAATAACTACTCTAACATGAACGTTATTGCTCAACAGAAGATAGCGGATATGATGGGTAAAACTACAGATGAACTTACCGATCAGCTATTAAAACAACAATATTTGGGCATGTCACATGAACAAATTGTTTCTATGAGTGGTGAGGAAGTAGCTAAAAAAGTAGAAGCATTAAATGCTCAAGAACAATTTAATCTTGCTATGGAAAAAATGCAGGATATTGTTACAAGCTTAGTAGGAGGTCCTTTAGGACAGTTAGTTGAAGCAATGGCTAGTGCACTTTCAAGTGCTGGAGGTTTATATGGTATGATGTTAGCTATTGCTGGGGTATCACTAGGGAAAACACTAGCAACTTTAGCAACCTTAGCAATTGAATTAGAATTATCAGCTGCTGGCGCTATTGCTACTGCTTCTGCTATATCTTTTGGTCTTGCTGCTGTTGGTATAGTAGCGGGAATTGCTGCTATGATGGGGGCATTTGACGATGCTAAAACTGATGCCACTCAACCTACATCTGCTGGAGATATGTATTCTGCTAAAGGTAAAACTATAATATCACCTAAAGAAGGTGGTTTATTTTCATTAAGCGATAATGATGAATTTGCTGCTGCTCCAGGATTAGGAGATATGATTAATAGACCAAAACAACAAACCGCGGTTGTTCAAGATAATTCTGCCTTATTAAATGAATTAAAAGATTTAAACAAAAACACATTAAT